CGGCAGCCTTCGGAACGTAATCAGCGACAAATATATTAGTGTTGTCATCTTGTCTGATGACCATCGCCTGATTTGTCGATTGATAGGTATAGCGATTTACCAGATCGATTTTCTTGTCATAAGGTAGCTTGGTTTTTGGCGCATTGACCATTTGCCATTGCCCCATGCTGTCGTAACAAAGCAGCAGCACCTGGCCGGCCACGATCTCGCCGGAAGCAAAATCTTGGAATCCCGTCAGGCTCGGTCTGCGAATTGGCGTTCCCGGCAATGAATTCGCATAGAGATTGATGGGACCGGTATTCGTGTTTGCCACTCTCACCTCGACCAGCAAGCCAGGAAATACATGGGTCAGGACAGGATTATAGGGCGCGTTAATCGTGTTGGCCGTCGAGCTGGTATCCTGCGCATATGGAATTTTAGCTCTATAGAAATTGTTGGTGAGCGTGTCGGCGGCCTTGCCGAGATAATTCTGCAGCTGAAAATATGACCCATCGTATACCAGCGCCGCGATTTGCCCCGCGTACAAATCTCCGGGCGCTAGGCTCGCGCCGTTGCCGCGGATGATGTAGACCGGCCCGATGTGATCAACCAAGATGGTCGCCGGTCCGGTATTGTCGTTGGCTATATAGACGTGAAGCGGCATACCGGGCATAAGCTCCGTTATGTTCGGCCGAAACATCGTCACCAGATGATTTGGAGTGGTGCCGATATCGAGAGCGAAATTCAAAAACTGCGATCGCGTCCCATTCGTTATCTGCCGCAGATCGTTCATATCCATCCGCAGGCCAGACCCGTTGATGAGACCGACCATCTCTCGCATCGGATGCTCGACCATTTCGGCAGGAGGAATTGATCCCTGAATGCCAGCGGCCGGATTGCCGTTTACATAATCGCCGTCAAGATCGGTGCTTCCGTAGGGAGGAATGTAGCGAATCGGAACCTCCTTAACTTATCGGCGTATATTCGATCACCTCGACAATGGTCCCGCCATGGACCATCGTCGTCGGAGAATTCGGATGCGTCGAAGCAAACATCAATTTGAATATGACCGATGCTGGCGGTCCTGCCGGTACCGTCAGCTGACCGGAAATCATGAAGTTGAAATCAACTCGCTGAATGCCCGGATTGATGTGCTGTGAACCCTCGACAAAGTCGGCGATGGCAACGTTGGCCTTGAAGCTTCCACTGGTTGGATAGTCATAACCGGGCCAGTTCGGCGGATTCCAGGTCGAACCGCCGTTTGTCGAATATGCCAGATATCCATCGATCGATCTACCTATCGGATTGGTGTTTACTTCTTCCGAGTTGAACGCGCCGACCACGCTGACATAGATATCATCGCCAACATTGACCGGCGTGTAGGAAACGCGAAATGCCTCGATGAAAACATTGAAGACCGTGCTGATGTGATAATTCGGGTCTTGATAGACCAGCCTTCCGGCAATCGCGCCACCGAGCGGCGTGCTCTTCGCCAAGATCGGATTGAGCAATTGAAACTTGGTGCCATCGTAAATCATCATGGCGATCATGTTCTGCGCGATCTGACCAGCGATAAGCTGATCGCCATTGCCGATGATGACTTCTTTCGATGCCAGGGAATTCACAGTGATATGCACGGCTCCCGTATTGGTGTTGGCGATCATCACCAGGATCGGATCGCCAGCCACTATGACAGTGATGGGAGGAGCAAATATCGCGGTGATGTTATTCACGGGTCCCGTGTCTACAGTGTATGGGATGCCGATCTCATAGGTGTTGTTCTGAACATTCGTGGCGTCGAGACCGTAAAAATTGATCAGTTGAAAATACTGGCCGTCAAAGACAACGCACGCCACCTCGCCCGCCACCAGATCGCCAGCCTTCAAATTAGCGCCATCGGCGCGATGGATTGCCGCCGCCACCAAATTGTTGACGACCAAATCGGCCGGCCCGGTATTGGTGTGAGCCACAAGTACCCGAAACGGGATGCCATCCGTCAGATCGACGACTGGCGGATCATAGGCAACCGAGAGATGATTTACCGATCCGGTATCAACGGCCCAATTCAACGACTGCGAGCGCACACCTTTGGTGAGCTGCACAAGATCGTCCGAAGTCGGGGTCAATCCTGAATAATCAATTAGATTGACGATCTCTCGCATTGGCGACTCGAACGCCTCGGCGGGCGGAATCGAGCCTTGAATGCCCAATCGTGAATCGCCATTGCGGTAACTGGCGTCGGGATCGGTCGTTCCGAATGGAGCTACGTACCTAATTGGAGCCTCCTATTTTTGCTTTTCGAGCAGCCCAACCCTCTTGGCGCGCTCCGAAATTAGGTTTCCGTTTTTACGGCGTTCCCGCCATGGGATCGCCGCCGCCGGCCAGCAAAGCTCCAGAGAAGTCAAATACCAGTTCGTCCTGGGCAGGCTGCCAGCGATGTAAAACGCAATCGAGATCTGGGGCTGTATTAAATTCAAGATGATGATCAACGCCCAACTCACCTTGGGCGCAGCGGAACCAACGCAAGCCGACATCGGCGATGTGAACGGTCCAATAGAACCTCATTTCCGGCGGACCGATCTGCCAACGAAAGTCGCGCTTATCGATGTCGTCAAGCAGCAGCGGATTCCAAATGATGACGGCGCCGGTGCCGTCTCCAAGGTAGGTGTTGTTCAGGCCGTTCATCAACGAAAGTGTTCCGCGAATTGTCGTCGAGGCATTTGCTTCCGCCATCAACACCAAGCGACGAAAGCTGAATTGCAGCGGATCGGCCTCGACGGCCAGCATGCGAAAATCTGCCGTACAATCCCGCTTGAGAATCTCGCCAGTATCAGGATCAAAAACGGCATAAGCAAAAGCCGACGCTCCGTCGGTCATGCGCAGTTCGACGTTTCTATTTGTTCCGGTCGGCGCAACGTCAAATGAAAGTCGGTAAGTGTGGGCGACCGCCGGCTTGGTTGCTGTCTGCCAGATGCGGAATTGCGAATTCGTGGCAGTATCAGCAAACACTGTCGCGCTATCACTGCCGTCCGGCGCAAGCTGGCCGTAGCCGATTTTTACGGCTGAATCCTTGTTCCAATTGGCGGACAAGCTCGCCGAAGCAAAACTGACTATGAACGGCGTGCCCAGCACCGGGCCGAGCACAGCGCCGCTCAATGGGGCAAAGGTATTTATGCCGATTGGGCGAAACGCCGGGGCATCAAGGCCGGGCGAGCCGACGACCAAATCCTGGGCGAAGACCGTGCCGGCCATCATATCTGGCGCGCCGAATATCGGCGACCCTGTCACCAAATCGCTGGCAGGAAGTTCCAAACCAGGCGAATCATAAGTCGCATCGGCCGGTGCAATGTTGTATGGTGTGAAATCATTGTGGTTGCCGGACTTATCGGCCAGCACCGTCGCAACCGAAGTCGTCGTCTCAAAGTCTAGATAGACACCCCCATAGCCCATCGGCCCGGTGTATTTTCTTGGATTGCCGGGGTTGGCGGTGATGAAGCTTGAAGGAGTTAGCTGATAACCATCGACGTAATAGAACTCGTCGATCTTGGCATCTAAATCTTTGCCGATGTAGCAATAGCCGGCGCCAACCGCACTGTAATATTGAATGCTTTGTCCCTGTGGAGCATTCAGTGATTGCGAATACCCATCTAGGTATATGCGAAAGTGATTAGCCGAATTTATTTGGGTAGTATCGACGGCAAGCAGAACGTGATGCCATAGGCCGTCGTTGTTAATGTTTCCTACTGACCAGATGGAGCCGTCTTGGGTACTGATCTGTACTTGGCCATTGTATAATATTTGCAACTGACAATACGGTGCCGCATAGCAATTAAAGAAATTGCCCGCGCCCCAACCGGTAGTCGGCAACTTTGTCCAACAAGCAATAGTGAAGGTGTACGGGTTCTGAATATTCAGAAATCGATAGAGAAATGAAGACTTTCCAGAATTTAATGTAAGCGACGTCACGGTATGCTTCCTATCAGATTGCCGACAAACAGATTGTTGGCATGATCAAAGCCGCGCGTATCGCCAACACGACTAATTCCAACCATGAAGGGCGCAAACTCGGTGATGCCGACGTCATAGCCAAGCTGATTGCACACCCAGATGAACCACTCTCTCGATTGACCTCCTTCCAGCGTCATCTTCAGGATCAAAAAATAGCGGCGCTGAGCCAAATTCTGGCCGACGCCGACAAAGCAGTAATCCGGCAAGCCCCAATTGCGCTCCCAGTCACTGAGCATTTCGATGGTTGTGCGCGGATCGCTTTCGGTCTCGAGCAAATCGCCAGCGCGCCGGTCAACGTAGCCGAAAATCTGCGACAGGCCCCGGACCGTTCTTTGCAGAATGGTGTCCGGCTCGCGCGGCCAGGCAATGCCCTGCGGCAACAGATGCGCCATGGCAAAGGCATAGTCGTCGCCAGTGCGGCGCATATGCCGATCGCCGGTATAAACGACCGGAGCCTGGAACGGACCGATCTGCTTGAAATTGGCGATCAGATTGACGTCGTCGTTGAGCGCAAAGGTAAGGCTCGGAAAGCGCCCGACGATGATGTCGTCTCTGGTCCAATTAACGAAGGCGAAGTTGACGTTGGGCGTCGCGTCTACGGTGTGGAAGCTGCCGGGCGGAAACGGTCCGGCGATATCGCCGCTGTCGATGACGACCGTTCCAGCAATGTCAGCAATGTCAGAAGGGCCAACTCCGACCGTGATCTGGAAGAGCGGACTAGGCATTGTCGGAGAATGTTGTCGTGTAGGTTATGGTACCAAGCACCGGAAGATATCCAGACGCCGCCATCGGCGTCGTCTTGAAGGTCAGCTCGTGATGATCCTCACCGAGCGCGGCAGATATCGCCTCATCGATCCACGAGCGATAAACCGTGTCGCCGGGGCGCACCCGGATCTTCAGCATCGCCGTAACAGAATCACTGATCGCGGCACGCGTCGCCGGATTGTCAATCTTCAACATGGAGACCGTGAAATCGATCGGATAGGGCACAGGCGCCTCGCAAAAGAAATCCTTGACCGCGACCGGCCGCTTGACATCAAGCCAAGCCGCCACATTGCCCACATCGTCCGAGTCCGGAAATCCGTTTTCGGCAGACCGTAAGTCATCCATCATGAAGCGGACCGTCACCGTGCCAATCCCCATTTCCAGCGGATAGGCCCACGCGCGCGTCACACCGGGATAGGCGAGCGTCCATTCCACGTAATCGGTTGCGCAGCCACCCATCGGCGGATTTTGAATTCGCAACATGATCCGCGTGCGCAGATCATCATCGCTCTCCTGCTCGGTGCCGCCCTCCATCACGACGACCGTCGCCTGAGAATCGACGCCAGGGATTGCGACGGACAAGGCGAGTGGATCGTTAGGAACCATGTTGCTGCCCACGCCGGGGATCAGCGCGCGCACGGCGCACGGAGTCGGCACCGTGCCATCGATGAAAATCTGCTGCGTCGTCTCATAGGTGAGCTGGTTGCCGGCAACGATCTGCACGCCCTTGTCGAGCGTGGCGCCCTGAATTCCGGTAAAGTTGACGGTGCCCTCGGCATAGGTCGCGCCCTTGCGCCCGACCGTACCATCACTATTCTTGAGCCAGATCGCGCCGTGCCGATCGAGCCATTCGGTCTCGGCGGTATCCGGCAGCATCTGATTGGCCAGCCAGTCTATATAGCGCAGCGTCAAATGCGCGAGCGCCGCCATCGTGTCCGACATTACGCGCAACACGCTGTTCGCCACCATGGCCGCGCCGGAAAGCGAGCCCGTAACTTCGCCACGCGTCATGGTGCGCACATCTTTAAGCGTTGGAGTAGACCAAGGCATCCCAGCTCCTTTTTATTCCGATAGCGCTCTCACATCGCGCGGGAAAAACAGCGGATGAACCACCTTATTCTCGCTGATCAACTCGTCCACGCGCGACGGATCGTAATAGAGCAATTGACTGAGCTTCAATCCCGGATAGTTCACTGCCAAATCGAAAGTCACTATGCGCGGCAGCAGCAGTGCAGTCTTGGCAAGATGCACACAGATCGACGCGGCGAGATCGATCAGCGCCCGATAGGAAGCGGAGTCCATTTTATCGGCGACATTGTCCTTGGCCCCGTCGAACGCAGCCTTCATCCGAATCAGCATCTTTTCGGCATCCTCACGGCAGACAAATGTCATGTCGGCGACGATCCGAACCTCTGCCGATAGGCAATACAGCAATGCCGAAGTCACAATGAGAGTAGGAATGAAATTGACCGGCGTTTCCGCTTCCAAGTTGGTCCTGACATAAGCGAAATTCTGGAGCGTCATGCCAACACCGCGGCATTGGTTAAAGCAATCCAGCAATTCGGCGCCGAACGTATTCTTCTCGAGCATGTCCAGATAATCGCCGCGCACGTCGCCGATCTGGCGCCGGGCCGCATAGGTTGCTAGGCCCAGTCTTGACGGCAAGCCGCGCAACATATTGGCAAGCAATCTTGTGACCACCTCCTCGATCTCGACTGCCTGATCACGAAGCATCGCCTTGAGCATGAGACTACGGCGTCCCTAACAATGCGTTAACAGCAGCCTCGACAGCGCCTGCGCCAATGAGGGCAACCTGCCTGGTATCGACTTGCGCCTGCATGTTTCCAGGAGTGCCAAGCTCTACGAACTGCATCTCAAACTCGGTGAAGCCGCCGCGCTGACGATTCTCCACCATGGTGTAACGCTCGCACATGCAGGTGATGGAATTGCCGGGCAGGCAAAACACCGGGTGCACCAGCTCGCCGGGACCGTCCAACTCAAGCGCGTTCACTAAGCGCTGGCGCTGCGCCACATAGGGCGCCATACCTGGACCGGGATTAACGCGATAGATCAAATATCCGGAGAAGTGAAAGCGCTTGGCGTGCTGCCCCATATCCTCGGCATACGGATCGTCGCGCTTTGGGTACTCATGGACTACAGTGCGCCGGCCAGACAATCGCGCGCCGGTCTCGACATAAAAACTCACGCCGCGCCATGACGCAGGAGTCCGGAGCAGAGCACGCCATGGATTTTGAATGTCTATTATCGTCGCCATGGCTCACCCGTAGCTGTAGTAAATGTTGGCGCCGTCATGCCACACGCGAAAGACCGTCATGCCGGAAGATATCGATGTTATAGTCCCAAGACCGACCGCAGTGCCATTAGCAAACGTCAGACTGTAGGTAGTGCCCGTGCCGCCAACGATAAGGACTAGAATGCCGAACTGCCCACTGTTGCCAGCCCAAGTCACCGTCGCCGGTCCGGTCATCGTCAACGTCGTGATCTTGTCAACGGCGACCGTGACCGCACCGCTGACGCTGCGCACATCGACAGCTTTAGTCTTTATCTGCTCCCAGCCGATGCCATTCCATCGCCACTGCCGATTGCCAAGCGCATAGACCTGGCCGACCGTCGGCGATCCTGGAAATGCTATGGCGCCGCCGCCCTCGGCCCAGATGCCGCCGTAATAGCTGTACTCAATGCCGCTCGTCGTATCGATCCAGCGAAAGCCGTCATACGGCACTCCCAGATCGGGAATGCTCGGCGGCGATGCTGCCGACGTCGAGGTCGTCATCGTCATGCCGGAATCTTCCACGACGTCGCCAAGCAAATGAAGCTGCTCATGCGGCTTCTCAGAACCAAAAACCGCGGCTAACGCCGACTTGTTGAAGTGACCGAGATTGATCGGCTCAGCTATAATGGCGCCATGCAAATGGGTATGTTGGCCGCCGCCGAACC